GAACAGCGTGGCGTTGACGCCGACGCAGCCGACCGACGTAACGCCGGTTTGCACCACCAGGGCCTGGACGTACCGCTTGTTGCCGATGTACCCGATCCGCTTGGACACATCACGGGTCGTGCCCGCAGTGCGTGGCGTGGCAGCCAGCAAGCTTGCCAGCGTTTCCGTGCCCAGCAAGTCGGCATCTGCAACGCTGGTCATCGTGCCGGTGACGTCACCCTCACGGATCACCAAGGTGCATACGGTGCCGGTGGTCGTCACCGACCCGTAAGTGGCCACGAACTGCACGCCACCGTAACCCTTGCGGTCGATGATGGTGCCGGTCTTGGTCGCGTTTGCACCAATGGCCGCAGGCGTCACGCTGACGAATGTGCGGATGTTGTTGTGCAGATCGTTGTTTGCTTGAGTCATGTCAATTCCTTTCGTGTGTGGTTAGGCCGGCTTTCGAGCCGGCCTTTGGTGCTTAAGACGCAGAGAGGCGCAGGAACTTGACGGCCTCAAAGTTCAAGGCGCCGCCGCCGGTACGCTTGGTGGTGTAGAAAACAACCCACGGCTTGGCGGTAAACGGGTCGCGCAGCGTGCGGATGCCCATCCGGTCCACGATGGTGTAGGCCTCGGAGAAGTCACCGAAAGCCAGCGACAGCGAACCCGTTGCCAGGGCCGGCATGTACTGGTCGATCCGCACCGGGTATCCGTTGAGCCGTTCCGGTTGCCCGATCTGGTTCATTGGCTCCCAAAGGTACTTGCCTTCGCCGTTGGCTTCCTTCATCTTGCGCAAAGCAGTCCGCAGTTCGCGGCGCATAACGAACTGCGCGTTCGGCAGATAGCGGTCCTTCATCGCCCCTTGCAAGTCATGGATGACATCCATCTTGGTGGTGTGGAACGCACCGTTTGCGCCGGTGTTGATGTGCTCGAAAGAGCCCCACGAACGGGTATCGTCAGACGTTGCGGCAGTGGTGTAGTCCGTAAGACCACGCGGGCGTCCGACACCGTTGCCAGTCCAGAAAGCCGTACCTTCCACACGGCCCATCTTGTCTGCCACCTTGCCAGCCAGCCATGCTTCCACGTCCGTCGCCGCGTCGTCGATGACCTTTTGCGATGCCTTTGGCATTGCGTACATCTCAAACGCTTCGATTTCCCAACGGCCCACCTGCGGGGTGCTGGTGTCGGAACGAGTGCCAAGTTCCGTCACCCAGCCGGCATCGGCTTCGTTGTTGTCAACGATGCCTTCAATCTTGCCGGTGGAAATTGTCTGCACGGTGCAGATTTGACGCATCAGCGACTGCTCGAACATCTTCGTCACGGTGCGGCCAACTGTGGACGCTGGCAACAGGTAACCGCCATCGGGATCGCTGCCAGCAGAAAGCGCTTTCTGCTCGTCGCCGCTCAGATGAGACACGGACACACCGGCCATGGTCTTGAAGAACGCCGACTTGTAGTCGGTGTAAGTCTTGACATCAAAGTCGGCAGGAGCGTGCTTGCCCTTGGTCTGAAAGTCGGCGCGCATCGACAGGTTGAAACTCTTGGTTTCGTTTTCCAGCGCTTCGGCCTTCTTGCTGTCGCCGGCCATGTTCGGACGGGCCAGCTTGACGGCGATTTCGTCCAAAGCCTGGCTCTTGGCGTCCAGGTCTTTGCCCAGTGCGTCGAGCTTGGCTTCCAAGTCGCCGACAGCCTTGCCGTCAGCCTTGGCCTTGATCTGCTCGTCGTTGGCCCGCTTGAATTCGGCCCAGGCTTGACCCTGCGATTCGATCAGCGATTTGATTTCGTTGAGTTCCATGATGTACCTTTCGGAAATAAAAAAGCCGCCTCGGTGGGCGGCTGGTTTTGGGTTGGCGTGCCTTACGGCAGGTAGGTCGCTCGGGCTTTCAAGGCCGCGAGAAGTTCGGCCACCGGATCACCCGGCCCGCCTTCGGGGTCCACCGGATCACCCGGCCCGATCCCCTTGATTCGTGAGAGAAATGCGACTGCCTGCGATCCAGACATGCCCATTCCCTTCAAATAGTCTTCAGCATCGCGCAGGCTCATCAGCCCTTCGATGCTTTTAATGTTGTCGATTCGTGCAGCAGCATTCATCGGTTGATCCACAACCGACACGCCAAACAGATCCAGCTCTTTGATCATTCGGCGCGGCTCGCCAGGCGTCTTGCCGTAGTCGGCTTTCTTGACCTTGTATTCAATAGACAGGCCCGTGATGGCGCCTTCCTTCAACAATGCATAGTTGTACTGACCGGCATCAGTGTTCAGGCCGATGATCTGGCCTTGCATCTTCAGTCCGTGGTCGTCTTCTTCCACTGACAGCCACTTGCCAACAGGACGCGGATCGCCGCCCGTGTAAGGGCCGTGCTGCATGTACATTGCAATAGATCGGCCGGCAGCTTTCATGCGCGCCAGGCTGTTTTTGAAGGCCCCAGGGGCCACCATATCGCCGCCGTCATCAATCACGCTGAAGACTGAACCGTATCCAGAGAACTGACCGGCTTTTGTTTCTTCAGACGTGAACTTCAGCTCCAGCGGGACCGAAAGTGTTTCGTTCATGGGGTTCCTGCAATCGGTAGATTGGTGGCCACCGGCAACTGAGCGGCAGCACCGCCCATCGGGTTAAGTTCTTCCATCGAACGTACTTCGTCAGCGGTCATCCACGCAGGAGAGCCGCCAGACCCAAGGGCTTTGGAAAAGTATTCCGCGCGGTCTTTGATTGATCCGCGCAGTAGTCCATTTCCTACAAACTTTGCGTAAATTCCGGCCGCGTCGTCTTCATTGGTGAGCAGGTTGCAGTCGATGGATTGCTCGATTCGTTCCCAAAATGGGGCCAACGTGTGAACAACGTGCGCTTGGAACATTGCTTCAGCGCTTGCATACGTCGCAGCCTTGTCGGTGCTGAAAACCATGATCGGCATGACGCCCATCGACCGGCACACTTCTTCAACCTGAAACCGCCGCGTTTCCAGGTGTTGAGCGTCAACACCTGTCATCGCTGTGGACAACCATTTGGCGCCACGATCAACAATCATCGGCAAACCAGAGTTTTCGCCAGCGTAATTCGCTTGCAGAAACGCCCTCAGCGCCTTGTACTGGTCAGGATTCAGACTGCCTTCGACCGAATACACACCGCTTGGCCTGACGCCACCTGCGTGCAAGGTGCCTTGGCTGCTTTCCGCTGCAATCGTCAGTCCGATTGACTCACGCGCTAGGTCAAGCGCATCAAGTCCCTCCCATGCCGTCCAGCTTGGCCCCTTCAAGTGCCAGATCACATCAGAGGCAAAGACGTATGACTTGTTGTCGTGAGACTGCACCTCATAGGTCAGCGTCACGCCATCAATCCCCAGCTTTGTGGTGACCTTGTTTGGCTCGAAAGGGATCAATTCCTTGATCTGCCCACCGACCATGACTTTGTAGCAGTAGGCCCGACCAAACAATACAAGATGCAACCCAAGCATCTCGCGGAACTCGAACGATGTCTGCCAAAGATTCGGTTTTCTGTGCAACACGCGGTAAAGCGGATGATCGCGTGCAGGCGTCTTGCTGCCGTTTGCTTCTTCGATAAACAACTTCAAAGGAACTTGGGCGATTCCATTTGCGATGACCCGGGCACAAGCCAAGGCGGTCGCACACCTGAGCGCTTCTTTCCACCCAACAGCAACCCCTGACTTGCTGGGCCGGTTGCCATTGATTTCGCGGAACAGGTCTAGGCTCGTATAGCTTTTGCGCTGAAACGGCCACAGATCGCGGAACTTCACGCTGCAGCCGCTTCCCAGAAGGAAACGCCAGTTTCGGCCTCGTTAGGCATAACACCAACAGCCATTGCAAGGGCCACCATGCCGTCAATCCGGCCGCGCTGGTGCTTCTTGTCGAACTTCCGCGCGCCAGAATCACCCACAACTTTGGCGTTTGCGGCGCACATATTCAGCACCGGGTGCTTGCCGTGGCGCAGTGCCTTGTTCAGGAGCTTTACCTCCAGTTCTCGCAGCGCTGGTGTCATAGAAGCAGTTCCTTGGCCGAAGGGAATGAACTTTTCAAGCTCATCTTCGGAGAAATTGGCCTTCACAAGCCAAGGCTTGAGATGGGTCATGTTGTATCTGTCGAATCCAACCGCCTGGACATCGTAGGCATCAAATACTCCGCGCAGATATTCAGCGACGAACTCGTACTCGATGGCC